CATAGCGCGCCATCAAGGACGCCATGTCGCCTTGGGTTTGGGTCTTAAGCGAGGAAACAAGATTGGCTTGCGCCTGCTGTTGTTCCTGCTGGAGCATCGGGTCGGGCGGCGGCGGCGGCGGACTGGACACTTTCATTTAAAATTATCCCGCCATTGTCGATCAATGCTCGATAAAGCCCGTCGGGAGAAACGGCAACGCACGACAAACCGACAAGATGCTTGATTGCCGGCACACAGTAAAACCCGAACCTGGTGATCAGCGGCATGTGGTCATAGCGGCGATTAAACTTCACCACGGTGCAGCCGCGCGTGTATGCCACCAGGTGCGCCACCTTTCCCAGCATGGCGATGCGCACGCCGCCCCATTGCACGTCATAGAGGATCCAACCGGCAAAGCCGGGAATGTAGGTGAAGGCCGAGACGTGCTGGAAGCACCCGAGCACAAGCCGCGGCAAGATGCCCTCGCTCGGGTGAAACACCACGTTCCAATAATCCGGCTCGATCGCCGGCGGCAATTCACGGACTTCCATTGGCCGGCTCCGGCATCAGCCATTTTTTAACATAGCATTCATAGGCCGGCGCCCAGCCGATCGAGATGTCGGTAATGACCGCAATGCTGGCGTCCGGCAATATCACGATGAAAATCTTTAATCCGCCTGCTGTCCTGTCCATGCCGGTCCATCCTCATAATACCGACCAGTAAAATATCGTAATTGTTCAAAATAATGATCTAGCTCCAAAATATAACGGTAGCCAATTCGATTACTCCAGGGATAACACCATCCCGCCATTCTTGGCTGTAGAGTTTCCTCCCACATCCACAAAGTCATGCAAACACCCTGCGCATGGACTTGCGTTCGCCGCGCAGCCTGGCCGGACTAATATTGCCGATCGGTCGCAAGCCGACCATGCGGCGGCCCTCGCCGAGGCCCAAGCACAGATATTGCAGCGCGTCGCACAGGTTGGAATATTTGTCCTTCTTGGGACGGAGCTCGCCGTCCTCCTCGCGGACCAAGTGATACCGTCCGGCCATCCCCACTATCAAGGTTCTGCACAATGGCGAGATCACCAATCGGTTGTGGCCGCGCGGATTATCGTTGAGGATATAGGCGACCGCCTCGGTGCGGGTGGCAATATCGTTTTGCTTCACCGGGGCCGGCGCCACCGGCATGCCATGACTTCGAAAAATATCGTACGAGGATTGCTCGGTGGCCTGCCCCTTATCAGCGCCTTTGGGGTCGCCAACGAAACGCACATTGAACTCTGGATAGTGCTGCGTGAGAAAACGCTGCACCTTTGGTGCGAACACCGACGCCGGCTCGTTGAACCCGAGTATTTCATATTGGACGAAGATGCGCTGATTGACCTCCTGCGCGAAAAGCGCGGCTGGATAGACGCGGCCGAAGTCAAGCGCGACAATAACGTCATGATTTGCGACCGGCCGTAGCGGATCCCGCGCCACATGAAACTCGCGACGAAACATCGGCCAGACCGGCGCGCCCTCGACCACCAAGGCGACCCGGTTCATCAACCGGCTTTCAATCCAGGCCCGCGACTTGCCGGCGAGTTGCTGGGCATAATAGCCGGCCCGCAGATTGCGCAAGTTCTCGGTCAACGGGTTTACTTCGTAGCCAACAAGCACGCCGTGCGTGTCAAACTTCTCAATGACCGCCGGCGGCTGGCGATAAAAGCCCCATTCCTCCGGCCAGTGGTATTGCGCAATCTCATCGGCCATCAGGCCCGGCGGTAGATCGACCTGGCCGGTCATCATGGCGAGCCAACAATCCTCGTCGGGCGCGTTGCCGTCGGCCAATACCCCGCACCAGGTCGGCCCGCCATGACGTTCCGGCGGATAGCGCAGCCGAGAATGCGCCTCGTCGAACAATTCCTTCGGCATGAACGGCAATTCGTTGAACAGAATGCCGGTGAACTCCGTCGATCTTAGCTTTCTCACATCCTCGATCTTGTCCAGCGACATGAAATGAAATTCGGCGATGATGTCGTTGTATTTAATGAGGTGCTGCATAAATCCGGGCGCGGCATTAAAGCGGCCGTAAATATGCTCTGGGAATAATTCCAGCCAAGTCTTGACCGTCGATCGCTTGAGATCCGGCAAGGTGTTGCGCACGATGCCCCAGCGCGAATAGCGAATATTATCTATCGGCGACGGTTTCTGTTCCTGCGCATGCCGCATGGCCCGAAGCAACAAAGCCACGGTCTTGCCGGATCCCAACGGCCCTTGAATATAATCGACCTGATTATTCGAGGCGATGAACTTCGCCACTTCGGTGCCGGCAACAAAATCAAATTCGGTCGGCACGTTTTACCTCAAATCAATCCATTTGCCAGTATCGCCCCAAGCCTCCCATCCTGCTACCAAATCACGAGCAAATAATTCTATCCTTGGCACATCACCAACCAGATCAACGATGCGTTTCCGTACCTCATTTGGTTTTTCTGAATGTCTCATTCGCGGGCTTTCGATCCTCGACTTGACATTATGCTTTTTAACTAGAGAATGACACTTACCTCTACCACCCAAAAGACAAATCTCTATTCCGCTTTTCATGGTATAAGCGCCCATAAAACAAACTGGGCCGCCAGTCTTATTTATTTTCTGCCAAGCAAAACCAACAGTCTTATATTGGAAGCCCCACTTTTCCATGACACCAACGCAGCGAGCTAAATGATAGTCCGTTGTCCAAATAAAAAGCAAAGCGTCATCCGCCGCGATAGACTGTACGGGCATGGCCGAAATGTCACTCGATGACATAACCGGATAAGGAGGCCTTCTCATGCCTCTAACGGTCGTGCAATCGACCGCAGCCGTTGAATCGTTGTAATAGCTCCAAGGAGGATCAGCATAAATTATATTGTATTTTTTGCCAAACGGTAACCGCATCGTATCATTTCTCCCCCAAATAGATCGGTCACGGGTCAATATACCAGGTCAGGCTAACCATGCAGATGATCGCCACGATCACCACAATGATAACAATAATCAGAAAATCGTCGAAGGTCACTTAGGAACGATCGAAGCCGGGCGCTTTCTTGCCGCCGGGATCGCGCGCCGACTTGATGTGATGCGCGACCGAATGCTTGGGATGCCCGGAGAAATTCAGCGGCGTATGGGTCGAGGGGTTCGGCCGCTCGCCGGTCTTCTCGGCGCCCTTGATATTGCCCTTGTTGATCGACGCATAAAATACGCTCTCGCCCTTCTTGGCGCCGTATTGCGAATGCATCGCTTTGCGGATTTTCTCACCCTTGGCCGTTAGCGGCATGACCATTGCCCTTTCCAAACGGAATGACCGGAATGCCCGGCCGCTCCGGTTCTCGCAGCTGCGCGTTTGCAGGGATCCGCGCCGCTTGCATCCTGGCACAATGCTTGTAAATCGCTTCCTTGTCGCGCTCGGTCAGAGGCTCAATCTCAATTCCCTTGCGCGATACCCGCGCCAATAACCAGGCGCCCAGCAATTGCTTGCCTTGCTCGGGATCCGGCGAGGCTTCCGCAATATCGCCCTCGCGAAACACGAACAACCGCGTCGGCTTGAACCCGCCATACGGTATCTGCGCCGCCCAGGCGGCAAATTCCTCCCGATAGCGATCCAGAAAATAATCGGGAATGTCGCGGATATGGCTCATTTCTTCGGCTTCGCCGCCGGCGTCTCAGCCGGCTCCGGGTGCTCCATCTCATGAAATACTTTCGCCCACTCGTTCTGCCGCTCAGTGTCGGCCGCAGTCACCCCAACCTTGGCTTGTAAATCACGATGCATCAAAAATAATTCCCAAATCAGCTTCTCGCCCTTGGTCATCGCCCGTTCCCTTTCCCAATCGCTCCCGGCGGCCTAATCACCGTCTGCCCAGCATCGGCAAATACTACCTCAACACCCGCTTCATGCAAAAACGCCTTCGCGATCTCAATCGCAATTACCGGCGGCGCATTGAACGCCGACGGCCCAAGATATTGCACCGAGCCATCAAGCATCCGCTTAATGTTAATCCGCTCACTCTTCACCACGACGCCGCTCAGCCGCTTCCTCGCGCATGAACTTCGCCGGCTCCCTACTGTGACCCTCGCCAGCCTCCTCACGATAATGCACGCTCTCGCCATGCTTGTTGCCGTGCGAAGTAAACGGCTCACCCTGATGCAGCTTGTGGCTCTCATGCAAAATCTTCTCATGATCGCGCTGGCCCTTGCCGGCATGCACCCCACGATGCGCCTCTACCCGCGCAGCATGCTCATGTACCCGCGCCATCTCATGCGTGTGCCCACCATGATTGGTCGGCTCAGCCATGTGCCGGTGT